ACGCTACGGCACGGATAGCCAACTACATCTTATTGCAACGGTCGGCGGCGTCGATCAGTGCGATCTGGACATGGGCGCGGTTGCGGCCAACACGGACTTCGCCATTGCGGTACGCTGGGCCGACAACAACTTTGCAGCGTCGCTCAACGGCGCTGCCATCGTAACCGACGTATCCGGATCGAATCCGCTCGGCCTCACAACGGTGCGAGTTGGTCGAGATGCCGCAGGAAGTTATTGGAACAGCACGCTTCGCACGATTAAGACACAACCGACTGCGACGGACGGCGAACTTCCACTACTTGCAGCTTAGGAGAAACAGATATGTGGTCGCCTGTAATTTATTGTCAGCATGCTGATGAAACAACCGCTCGTGCTGCTGCAACTGCGTTGGGTGTAATCTTTCCGTCTTCTGGACATGTTCCAACAGGAAACGAAAACTATGCATTATACGCTCCTATGCCTGCCCCTTGGATAACATCACCAGTCATTGACGACGAAGGCATTGAAATTACCCCGGGCGTTCAGGAACAAGGATATTGGTCAATGCTGCGATTGAATACAAATTGGATAGGTTATCAAGCAACATTAACAGCAATCGAAGCATCTGGTGTGCGGCGTCATATAGATAATCCATCAGTTGTATGGGCATAAAAAGTTATGCCTCTAATTAAAACATTCACGTTCGATGAAACGGAGAATCCATGGCAGCTTGGATTCTTTGAATGTAGAGACACAATTGCAGGATACACAGGTGGATTCGGTAACGGTAAGACTGCATCCCTTGGAATCATTGGAGCTACAATTGCACGCACGTATGAGAAAGCGCGCGTGCTTGTAGGCAGAGCTACACGTCCTAAGCTAGAAGATAGCACAAAGCCTGAGTTGTTGAAGTGGTTTCCAGAAGATTGGGTAGAACGTATGCCCACAGATCGGCACAACAATCTAGTTGTGGCCGGTACAGGGAGTACGATTGAATTCCGGCACATTCGACAAGAAGGTAAAGGTAAAGGCGAACAACAGTCAAATCTGTTGTCTGCTACATACGATGCTATTCTAGTTGATCAGTTAGATGATCCTGAGTTCTCGTATAAAGACTTTGAAGATTTGATTGGACGGTTGCGTGGCACTGCACGGTACATCGGTGACGATCCTACAATGCCAAAGATCGGACCACAATTCTTTCGTTTCGGGGCAAATCCTACGCGTAATTGGTTGCATCGGGAAGTCGTAGCACCATTCTTCATGTACGAAAAGACAGGCATTATTTCTTCTAAGCTCTTGCGTGATTATGAGACAAACAAACCTATCGTTAAAATCTTCAATGCTCCGTCACGTGCGAATCAGAAGCATACAGGCGAACAGTACGTCAACCGTATGCGCTCTGTGTTTCGTGGGAGTAATGCAAAGCGATTCATTGATGCTGATTGGAGTGCATACGAAGGCTTGATCTTTCCTGAGTTTGATGAGTCTGTGCATGTTATAGAAGAAAGCATCATGCAGAAGTTCATCAAAGAGCAGCTTGCAAATGACGCACTCGGAATCATTGAAGGCTATGACTATGGGCAGGCCAGTGCTAGTGCGTATCTCTTTCAGTTTCACAATGACGCAGGCGACATCTTTCTAGTTGATGGTTTCTACGAAGCAATGATGAAGATTAACAAACAAGCACAACGCATCAAAGAAATTCGACGTGAATGGGGTGTGCTGCCAATTGACAGGCCGTACGCTGATCCTGACATCTTTCGTGCTAAGAACGCCACGAAAGACAAAGTAGCCGAACCTGTCTCGACTATGTTCTCAGAAGCTGGCATTGACTTTCAACGTGGTGCTAACAATGTTGCAACTGGTCTTGAGAAGTGCGGCTCATACCTTGCTATTGACAAGTTGCACCGCCATCCAATTACACGTAACTTCGGGGCGCCGCGTTTCTTCGTTAGCAGCAAGGTTGAATTCTTCACAAATGAAATCGTAGACTACTATTGGAACAAGAACGTACTAGGACAGAATGTAGACAAACCACAGGATCGCAATGACCATGCAATGAACGCATGGAAGTACAGCTTGACACGTCGTCCTAGTGTTGTAGGCAAACTACGTAGACGCAACAACATCCTTGACATACGTGCAATGCAGTGGTCCGAACAAGCTGATGACAAGCGCGGACAAACTCTTCCTAGACATCTGTGAGTGAATGAACATGACAATGCCTCCTCGTCCTAGCGGTGTCGAAACTGCAATTGATACACAGAATGCAGACCTTGAAGATGCACAGACATTCATGCCGCCTATTGGTGTGCAGGGGCCTACGCAAGTGTACAAGCTTGATCCTGCTACCAAGGTTCCGGTATCTAAGTTTGAAGGCAATGTATGGGAAGGACGCAGGAAAGGTGGCCTCAAGCGTTTGACTTCTCTTATCAGTGGATGGGATGAAGCTGAATACTACTATGACAATGCACAGGACAACCATCGAAAAGAGACTGCAGGTGATCAGTCAGGTACACGCAACTACGGCAAGGATAGACGTGACGCATTCAGCATGACGCAGAATGTCGTGTACGCTACAGTGAATGCAGTTGTTCCGAATATCTACGCAAAGAATCCCAACGTAGAAGTTACAATGGTTGATCCGCAGCAAGAGCGTGTCGGTGTGATGATGGAACATCTGCTGAACAGGCTTGCTGATCAACAGTACACTCCTGGACTTAATCTAAAACCTAAAGTCCGCAAGAGCATCGTACGTTGTGAAATTACGAATGAAGCTTGGGTGATGATTGGATGGACTAAGAAAGAAGACAGTGCTGATGGTGCACGTGAAGACATTCGGCGTATCGGCACAGAGCTTACCGAAGCAAAGGACCAGAATGAAATCCTGCGTCTTGAAGGTGAGTTGCTTGCACTGGAAGAAAGCATTGACTTGCTTGATCCTGCAGGTCCTTGGGTCAAGACAGTACAAGCGAAGCAGGTTGTGATTGACGATGCATCTGTAGAAGATGACTTCTCTGATGCTAACTGGAAAATGGTAAACGTTCTTCTTCCTACGAACTACTTGAATGCACGCTATCGTCAGAAGAATAAAGATGGGCAGTACACTAGTGCTTACGAAGCATCGCATGTTGTAGATGCTACTACTTCAATGACAGATGCGAATGCTATGCAGCAGGAGTTGGACAACTTCAAACTGTTCGATAACAGCAAAGACAATCCTAAGGACTACGGCTATGATGACCGTCGTGCATATGAGCGTGGCAAGCGTACGTCATGCTGGTACTGTTTTGACAAAGTGAAGCGACGTTTCTATCTGTACTCTGAGAAGGATTGGACTTGGCCCATTTGGGTATTTGAAGACCCATACATGTTGCCGAACTTCTATCCGTTGCGTCGTCTGCAGTATCATAGCAGCCCTAAGAGCAATCGCACACGTGGAGAAGTCTCACACTATCTAGATCAACAGGATGAAATCAACACCATCTTGGACGAGTTGAACCGTGCACGTGTATCGCTACGTGACAATACACTGTTCAACAGCAACGTGCTTACAGTGAAAGACGTTGAAGACATTCTGTTGAACGCTAACAAGAAGATGAAAGGTATTAAGGTTCCAGAAGGACAGAAGCTTGAAGACTTGATCATGGGTCCGCCTATGCCATCACTACAGCACAAGCACTTGTGGGATACAAGCACTGCTATGCAAGGCGTCACCATGGTTAGTGGTGTCATGGAAGCGATGCAAGGTGAGCAGTTCAAGACAAACACAACGAACGATGCAATTGCTAGTTACAACAGCATCAGCGGTGTACGTCTTGATGAAAAGCGTGACGCAGTTGAAGATTTTATTGGCGGAATCATGGCAGATGTACTGTTCATGTGGCTGCAGTTTGGTGATCCTGAAACAACACTAGACCTTGTTGGTTCACAGTATGCAAACGAAGTGCAAGCTATTCAACAGTTGCGCGATCCTAAACAGATACGTCGCAAGGTGCAATGCACTATCGAAGGCGGCAGCACACAGAAGCCTACAAGTGCGGCGAAGAAGTCAGAAGCTCTTGCAGTTGGCCAGGTTCTTGGACAGTTCGCAAGTAGTTCTCCAACAGTCGTGCTGCTCTTGTTAAAAATCTTTGAGCGTGCTTTCGATAGTGTTGTTGTAACTGAAACAGATTGGAAAGAATTGCGTCAAGGCATTATGATGCAGTTGCAGCAAGGCAATGGTGGAACATCACCGCAGGGACATGGTCAAGCTACAGAATCCCAACAAGGTCCAGACGAAGACAAAGCGTTGATTGCAGATTTGGTTAAGAAGGGCGTACCAGAAGAAATCGCTCGCCAGAAAGTATCACAGGCAAGGAAAGGTAACACACAATGAGTATCGAAAATGACGACAACACACAGCAGATTGACTCGCAGCAGCAGCAGAACGATACGTCCACAAATGACGGTGCAGGTGCTTGGCTAGATAAGCAGATTGAAGGTTTTGACAATGACACGTCCCTGGATAGACCCGGAAAGACCGTTACAGATCAGACGCAAATTGACAAAAGTGCTACAGAACAAATCAAAGAAGACAACAAGAAGCCTGCGGGTGAAGAAGGCAACGCACAGCAGCGTGGACGTATCCCTGATAAGACTCAGCAAATTCAGCCGAATGCACCGCAAACGCGTAAGTACGGAGAACACTTCCAAACGAACCAGCGTGGAGACATTGTAGATTCTAATGGTACAGTTGTTGCAAAGTCTGGCTATGAACGCTCGGTGTTTGCGAAGCTGTTTCCGCTGATTGAACGTAATGAACGTGAAGCCTCTACACTGCGTACACAAGTGGAAGCGTATACCAATGCGAACACACTTGCAAAGACTGCAGGATTGAACATTGATGAACATAGTGCCGCACTTAATCTCATGGTGCAGTGGAAGAAGTCACCGCTGGAAACACTAAAGACTATGTTGCAGATTGCACAACAGCGTGGTATTAACACTGATGAGATCGTGTCAGGTGGCGGTGGTTTTAATCAGGCTGCCATGTCTTCTGCTATGGAGCAGTTGCTAGATGCACGATTGTCTAAGTTTGATTTCTTGTTTAAGGATCGTGAAGCACAGCAGCAGCAGGAAGCAGTAACGGAACAAGTAGGACAGCGGTATCAGACTTTCATACAGCAGTTCCCGGATGCACAGGTACACGAAGATTCTATTGCTAACGTGATGAACGATAAAAACGTAAACGAACGCGAAGCATACTTCATCTTGCATGCCTTTGCAGCTCAGAACGGGCTCGACTGGAACCATTCACTCGTTCCGCAAGTGCAGGCATTACAGGCTAAGAACAGCCAGACACAACGTCCTTCCGGTGATGGAAACAACCGGCCTCTACCTAACATGGGTGGGCGAGGCGCAAACCGTGGCAGTGTTCCTGCGAATGAACGTGGGTACGCGAACGCAGACGATTCATGGGATTCGATTGTTGCAGAAACATTCGCTCAACATGGACGGCAGCAGTCACAGTAGTTTCTATTCACAGGAGTTAGTCAATGCTTAGTTCGTACGCTTCAGGTACAATGGATACAATCATCCACTCTATGCTTGATAAGAGCCGTAAGAAGCTCATCATGGCTGCGATCAAGTCGAATGTACTTGTCGCGTGGGCTTTTGCGAATAACCGTGTTGAAACTGAGACTGGTGCGAACATCACCAATCCGCTCATCGTTGGTCGCAACAGCAACATTTCTGCGACCCAGTATTACACTCCGCTTCCGATTGGCCAGACCAACGAATTCGATACAATTCGGTACGGTTGGTCGCGTGTTGTCGGTACTGTAATCATTTCGGATCAG